ATATAAATTGTTTGTGTTTTGGTATGTTATAAGTTATACTTATTAAATGGCTAAAACAAAACAAAATATAATAAACTTTAAGGTTGACGATGATGACGCTAATTTCTTAACTGCTAAAGCTAAGAGGTATCGTATGAGTCGTTCTGCTATGATAAAACTTCTTGCTCTTAATGGAGAAATAACTGTCAGTATGTCTGAGCAATTAAAAATACCAAAACTTTAATACAAAGGTTTTATTCTGTGGTATTCATCCATAGCGTTTTCATACATCTCTTGATTAAATCCTAAAGGGTTTTCTTCAGTTTTGTATATAGGACTGTAAAATCTTGGATTATCTTTATTGTAAAAGTCGTAATCAAAATTTTCTTCATATTCTTTAGGTTGAGCTAACAAGCCAAAACCAATACCAGGAATACCAGCAACTCCAGCATATTTTAAAACTTCTAATGCACCTCTTCCCAACATACCTAATAAAGGTGCTGGCATTATAAACTTATCCTTCTAGGTGGTTCAAAAGAAGTAAATGTGTTATTTCTTTCTACTGGTCTAGTTGACCATGCTGGTGACTCACCATACAAAGCAAGTGCTTCTTGGTAGCCTTCTTCAGTATCCCAATACGGATCGTCTGTATTAACAGTCCAAAAGTTTGTACCTTCAGCCATCATGTAGCCTGGTTTTTCAGAAGGTGCTACTTCCATAGTTTGATTTTCTTTTTGTTCAGGTCTTAGTTGTTGTCTAGAATTTAACATACCATCACCACCAAAAAAATCTCTAGCTCCATTAATTAAAGCTGCTTTAAGTTTTTGTCCAATATCATTAGCAGCAAATACTTCTTCATCTCTCATACGAACTGGCATAGATTTAGGAACTGCTTCACCGACTGGATTAGGATATCCCATCATAGGTATAGGCATACCATTAGCGTCAAACTCTTGGTCATCAGGAAAATTAGGTTCTGGCATATTCATATATCCGTTTAACATTCCTTGCGGTATATTTCGACTATAAGCCATTATAAAACCTCTTCTTGTTTTTGAAATTCAATTGGATTTTGATCATATATTTCACCTATATGAAACATCAACTGCGACATGACACCACCTGCTTGTTGACTTCGTGGTGAAATTGTCATTGCTCTAGTAAGTGATCTTACTGCTCTAGGATTAGTTAATAATTTAGAAACTATATAAGGTGTTACAAAATATGTTGCAAGGTCTGAGCCTAATTCTGTTTTAGATTCTGCTGCATCCATTCCTGGTATTACATTAACAAAACCAAAAGTATCTAACACTAGTCCAGCTTGTCCAACTTTAACCATAAAATCACCTTGAGCAGGCGTTCTTTTTTGTGCAGCATTTAAAACATTTGTAAATTCTTTTATTGACTGTTGTTGTTTTTTTGTAAATGCTTCAGTAAAAGTATCATTTAATGGCGTATTTTTTGTAAATAAAGCATTTAAATTTGACATTCTAAATTTACTAGCAACAATATCTGGTTCATTTGCTTTTGATACATTTTGTCTTAAAACAGAATCAGTATTGTCTGTTGCTTTACCTAAAATATCAGCTAAATATCCACTTTGCATTTGTCTATACACATCATCTGGGTTAAACTCGTCTACTGTTCCTTTAGAATATTTAGCAGCTAAATTTAAGGCTTGTCTAGTTTCTTGAATTAAAGTGACATTACCACTTGTAAAAATTGTACGACCTAATTTTTCTGGATTCATTTTAATTAAATTAGTAATGGTTTTGTTTTTAATTCCTTGTGAACCTTCTTTCCAAAATTTGTTAGCAAGTTTATATTGTGCAATAAAAGCATCGTTTCCTGTATTTTCAGCACCTTTATCTAAAGCAGTAGCTAACATACGCTCCATTTTTCCCATCATAAATTTAACTTTTTTTTCACCAAACTTTTGTTCAAGTGATCTTGATTCGGCTAAAAAGAAAGACCTCAATTCTTGTGCCGATTCAAAAGTAAGTCTGCCATCTAATTCATTTAATTTAGTTAATAAATTTCCACCCCATTCACCATTAGTTATTCCTTTTAATGGTTTTCCTTTTTCTATTCTGTTTTTTACATACGCTTTAAGTTCTTTAATGTTTACAGGATTAATAACTTCTTCAGTTGTAGATGTTTGCACACGATTTATCATGTTTCCACCAGCATCTAAAATAGGAGAACTTGTTGAAGTTGTACGAGTAATTGGTTTTGTTGTTTCAATAAACAAACTATCTAATTTTCCAAACAATTCTTCACCCATTGCTGTATGTCGAACCTGACCAACTTCTATTGCATTTGTATAAAATTGACCTAAAGCCTTAGAATCTAATGTTTTTATCCCTTTATTAAAATGTTTTACATAATCATCTACATATTTAGTTATTGATCTATCTGTTAATTCATTAGAAGTTTTAATTAAACCACCACCCCAAGCTGCTGCGGACAGTCCTTCTACTCCTTCAATAAAAGCACTATTAGTAACTTGTGCAGCAGTTAAACGACCTCCACTAGCTTCTATTAATTCATTAATCATTACAGTTGTAGGTACTAATTCTTCATTTGCATTTAAAGCAGAACCATCAGCAGGTCGATATCTTTCAGCACCTTGTTTACTTGTGTCTTGAATTACGTCACCATCATATTTTGGTTTACCACGAATAAGTGAATAACCTTTTCTAACAAGTCCAAAAACAGTTTGCCCTAAACCTTCATACAATGCTTCTTCAGAACCAGCACGAACAGCACTATTAATTGCACTTTTAAAAGAATCAGGTTTATTAGGATTATCAATTAATGTATAAAATCCAGATTTAAGTAAATCACCTGAACCACCGCCACCAAAAGCACCAGTCATACCGCCAAACAAAGTAGTCAATGGTTTAAATTGTGGAGGCACAGGTGCAGCAAAACCTCTTGCACTTCCAGCTATTCCTCCAGCAACACCACCAACAAATTGTGGTACGCTTGAAAAATCTGTAGAATCTATATTTTGTGGATAATCTTCATTACCCATTACATCTACACCACCTGGCAAAACAGTCTGGTTAACTAAATCAACATTATCCCAAGAAGCAGAATCTATAATAGCTTGTGATGGATTAATAAAAACATCATCTTCTACTGCATCATCCCATTCTAAGTCTGCCATTAGTCATCCTCCTTTTTTGCTTGTTTCTGTCTTAATACACCATCAGGACTAAAGTAATATGTTCCAATAGGTAAATTAACTACATCTTCTTTATTTTGATAAGTTTTATACCAGCCTGATTGTTTCCAATATTTGTTTCTTACTTGAGGTCTAAAAGCACCTGCTATTGCAGATTTTTCTTTTTCAAGTGCAGTTCTATATTCTTGTATAAATCTTATTACAGCAGCGTCATCTGCAAAACCAGCTTGCACTTCTTTTAAAAATCTATTATATTCTGATTCAGTAACAGCAGCACCAGAGCGTTCTTTTAATAAAGCGTTTTCAATTGCAGCTAATGCTTGTATAACTTCTGCATCTTTATCACTTTGTAAAGTATTACCTTTAAATTTTTCTATAAAATTAATACCAGGTAAATTACCACTACCATCTGCACCAGTATATTTAAATATTAATTTTTCCATTCTATTTAAAGCAGCTTCTGTTTGCGGTATATTAACTTTATTCCATCTATCACCAAATACCTTAACATCGTCATTTATAGATTTTTCTACAGAAACATTATTTTCTTCTGTAGTAGTTATTTCTTCTAAGAGAATGTCGTAAGCATCTGTACCCATCCAACCTTTACCTTTCATTTCAGCAAGTTGTTTCTTTTTAATTTCAAGAGTATCTTCATAGCCTGGTTTTAAAGTTTCTTTTCCAACCCATTCTGCTGCATCAATTTCATCTTGTCGTTTTTTAGCAATATTAGGATCAGTTGTAGTGCCTGTTACTTTGTTAGCATTAATCATTTGTGCTTCTGAATTTCTCATAGCAGTAGCATTTGTAATCATTTGTTGTGCATACTCAGTAAAACCAGCATTTAATAAATCATTAGCAGCAGCCATAGCATCAGAAGAAGTTCGTATGTTAGTATGTTTTTGTAATATTCCTTGCAACATATTAGCATTTTTTACTTCAGGATTTTCAATGCCCATCATACTGTTAACACCTTGATTTATTCTTTCTCTACCCGAAGCAGCTAAAGCAACCGCACCTCTACCTGATGCACGTTCTGCTGCTGCATTAGCTAATGCCATTCTTCTATTATCTAAAATTTGGCTTGTATCAAATGCGTTGTCTAATAATCCCATATTTTCTCCTAACTAAATAAACCGCTAATTATTCCGCCTACACCTGGAAAAATAGCATTTCCTGCTATACCTAAAATATCTCCTAAAGCTCCACCACCTTGTGCTTTTGTGTCCATTTGATTATTGTAAGCTGTTGACAATCCTGCTGGTGGTGTTACATTAAAACCTAAAGAAACTGCATCTGCTACGCCTTGACTATTGACAGCATCATTACCATATATAGAATTAATCATAGCATTGTAATTAGCAACCTTTTGATTTTCCATGTTTTGACCTTGAGCTATATAACCTGCTCTTTCAGCACTATTAGCAAAGTTTTGGTTTTGAACTGTTTGACCAAATAAATTACCACCTATAGTAGATGTATCTATACCTCTAGCGTTCATCATTTCTAACACCTGTGCTTTTTCTCTATCTTGTGCTAGATTTCTAGCACCTGAAGCCTCGTTATACATATAATCTGCATATTCATAAGGGTTCATTTTACCTATTTGATCTCCCATACTACTTACACCACTATACAACCCACCTAACAAACCTTCTCTTCTATCACTAAATTTTTGCTTAATTGTTTTAGTAACAGGATCATAATAAGTTTCAACATCTCCGCCAGTTATATTACCTGCTTCTCCAGCTGCAATTTGTTGGTCAAATATAGCTTGATTGTCTGCTACATTTTGATCTGATAAATTATTTGCATAAATATTTTCAGCAACTCCACCTATAGCATCAAAAAACCCACCGCTACCTGGTCTTGATGTAACACCTGGTGTTGCTTTTGCAAAAACAGGCATATTTGCAGATGAACCTCCTTGCCCTGCTGCTGTGCTTGATCCACTCATTCTGTTATATCTATCGTAACCTATTGCCATTACTAATCTCCTTTTATGCTGTTCGTTTCCACATATAAACTACTATGCTTGGTTGTACAATGTCGTGTGAGTGTGCTGCTCCACTACCAGTAGAACCACCCTGTCCTAAATTTCCACTTGTTGTACTACCAGGTTCTGCACCAGAACTGCCATCAAAACCACCACCAAGTAAAGTGTGTGTATGAGCTGGTAATTCAGCAATGGATAATGCGTGTGAATCAGTTTCAGCACCCATTGTTGCATTAAGTGTATCAAAAGTTCCACTTGCTGCTTTACCTACCATAACTCTACCAGCAGCATAAGCTGCCCAAGTTCCAAATCCAAGAAGTGTTGCTGGATTAGTTGCTACTGCTGCGTTAAAATATATAGAACCAACTGGATAAACTAAAGCATTAATTACTGCTGCTGTTATTTGTGTTTGTGCTAAATTTGCTGCTGTTACAAAAGCTGTTGTGGCTACTTGTGTAGTATTTGTTCCAGCAGATGCGGTTACTGCTGAAAATGCTTGTGAAGCACTTCCTGCTACATCAGCTTTAGTATTAACTGCGGTTTGTACTGCTGAAAACTCTGTATTAAAATCTGCACCAGATATTACTTTGTTTGCATCCGAATCTGCTAAACTGTTTTTTCCACTCCAACCTATTGCTATTGTATAGTTTGCCATTATCTTATTTTTCCTTGTTTATGTAATAAAGTTAAGTCTTGTAAAGAAGCATCAAATCCATTTGATTCAATATCTATTTCTAGTTTTAGGTTTTTTGCTGATCCTGTAAGTGGTGTTTTATATTCTTGTAATCCAAATACAGGTGCATAAGTAACTCCTGTTTTGCCATATAAAGATGTACTAGCACCCCATAAAGCTGTTGTTCCTGTTGTTACAGGATTTAAAGTTATTTGTGTTGTTTTGCTTGGTGTTGGACTAAAATCTTTATACCACTTTAAACCTAAATTAGCACCAGAACCACCTTCAAGAACTAAAAATAATCGTTTTAATA